TTTCTCGGTTCATAACCGACTAAAAAACTCATCTCATCTTGATATTTTAATTCTTTATTTTGTTTTTTTATTTCATCTGTATAGTTTAAAATAATACCATATATCTTTAAGTCTGCTAATTGATTCTTATCCATTAGCTCTCTTGTGGTAGTTACTTTATATACTGACCCAAATAAACCCTCTAAAACTAGTTTATGTGTTTTTGTCCCGTCTAAAGTTCCTGTTGTACCTATACGGTAAGGAGCATTTACCATTTTATGCAAGACGCTGGTTAAAGATTTAGCTTTAAATAAATGAGCTTCATCACCAAATATAACTTGAAAAGGTTCGAAAAACTTTTTAGGAAGGGTATAAACAGATTGCCATGTAGATATGACGATAGGTAATAGATCTTCTTTAGAGTGACCAGCGTATATTCTTGAACAGTTATACGAAGCTTTCCAGTCATTATTTTGTGAATATGATTGAAAATCAGAGTATAACTGTTCAACTAAAGACGTGGTTGGTACTAAAATGAGTTGCTTTCTATCGAACTGCTCGTTCCATCTAAGTAAGCAGTATATGATTAAGGACTTACCTGATCCCGTAGGAGATAAGAGTAACCGTCTTCCGTCCAGAATTGCGCGGTAAATTGCATCAAGCTGATAATCTCGAACGGTTTCGCCACCGGGCAACGATATGTTAAGACTGTCCACAAATTGTTTGACCAGTTCAGGGGTGATTGCATCTGCTGTTTGAATGTAATTTTCATAATCTATTGTATAATTATTTGCTTCTGCAAAATGCTCCAGATGAGATTTTAACCCTACATATAACTCTTTTGTAAATAATGAGTATAGTCTTATCTTACCATCCCATAGTTTATTTTTATAAAGAGGGTTAAACTTTGCCCCTGGTACTTCAAACGTAAAGTAATCAGATACTTCTTGTGCTACAGAAGGTTCGCATGTTACTCTTAGATAGACTTCATTCTTCTTTTCTATACCTATATCTGCCATTACATCATACCGTTAGTGAACTTTAGATACTCGACAGCTGTCTTTATATCCCATGTTCTTGAGTTGATAGAGCGTAGAATCTGCTCTAATGTGTATATAACTGTACGGTAATATTCTACTTTATCTTCTAATTCGATAAGATCCTTATCGCATTTTAGAAATTCATCCATTTCATTCTTGAGCGGCTTATTGCCTTGATATTGCTCCCACTCATATTCATTAAGCTCGGTCTGAGTCATTTCACCTCTATAATACCTATACTTTAATCTTCTAGTATTATAGTAATCTGACTCAGCTTTTCTAGACTGTAGTTTTACTTTGGAAAGATAGGTAAGATATTTTGCGTGTAGGGTGGGCACTCTAACAGATTCTCGACCAAGATTAATCTCATCTATCTTAGAATCCTTCTCCCACATTTCCTGTATTTCAGATAACTTCATAATATAGTAATTATGATCAATCTGCTAGATCAGGCAGGTCCATAGTTACAATTTCTTTTTTTAGTGGTTCTTCTGCCTGTGGCGAACTCTGAACAATAATCGCGTTAGGATTACCTTGGAATGAGAAATGACCATAATGATTTAATGAGATAGAAGGGTCAAGCCAAATATCACCACCAAGTTCCTGCCAACGACGACAGAAGGTATAATCTTCTGAAAGATACCGTCTATCAATAGGATCAATCATAGTATCAAATAGTGCATAGAACTTATCTTTAAGCTGATCACCGTTACCGATAGCTACATCGTTATTATATTTTAATTCAGGGTATGCATTAATCATCTTAAGGATAGCTTCTCGCTTAATCATCATAAAACCAGTACCAGCATCATGTAGTTTAATCAAACCGTTTTCTACTTTAATAGTTTTTAACTCTCTATTTTCAAACTTAAAGTTAATAGCGTAATCAGAACCTAACGCAGCAATATCTTTATCGCTAAGTTCTTTATCTTTATATTCTGGTTGTGCTAAGCTCTCACGGATACGTGACCATATAACACCTTTTTTAGGATAAGCACCTACTACAACATCTTTGTTATGTGCATAAAGCTTTAGTACATCTTCTAAGTCAAATTCGATATCAGCATCAATAAACATTAAATGTGTATAATCTGAGTTCAAAAAGTATGCTAATAGCACATTTCTCGCTCGAGTTACCAGAGATTCATTAGCAATAGTACCAAAGGCTAGTGGTATATTATGGTGGTTAAAAAACGACATTAACTTAACAGATGAGCGAAAGTACGGCTCAAGCATATTACCACCATAACAGGGGGTAGCAATAAAGAACTTCTTAGCACGCATTTCTTCAACGTTCAATTGTAACTGACTCATTATGACTCCAAAAAAAATTATAAGGTTTGTATTTCAAATGATGTATATTTAAAAGATGCTATACCTACAAAGTAATCCACAGTTTGTGACGTGATATCGAAGTCTAATGCCTCTACTGATGTAGGAAAGAGATCTTTCAGTATTATATTAGTTTTTGCTACATTATTGCTATCTAAAATGGTTAATGTACCATCTGAATATGCCAAAACTTCACTCATACCAGATTTACTTTTATAAAATGGAAACCTGTTAAGTCTTTCACCGGTAAATGCCTTATATTGTTCGTAATTTTGAGGGAACCCTATAGCTACCATCCATTCATACAACTCTTTATAATTAGACATATCTTCTGCTATTAGAAATCTTATAGTAAATTCACCATAAGATAACTTATCACCAATTCTAGGCACATCTGTGAAAGGTGTAGGTTGTACAGCAAACCCTAATTGTAGTGACGGTAAATTTGCAGACTGACATGTATAAGCAACGTTAGGTAAATCCTTAATTACAAATCTAAACGCATTTGGTCTAAGATAATTATACACAGCAGGCGTTGATTTAATGCTGTCTATAATGTTGTTAATATTAGCTTGATACGCCATAAAAATCCACTCCTTTTTGATATTTATAACAAAAAAAGAGGGAGCCGAAGCCCCCTCTCTAAAACCCGATCTTCGTCGGTTTCTTACATCAAGTTTACGACTTTAGTACGACGATAGTACTGGTTGCGGTTTGCAGTAAATGTGTCTGCATCTGCAACAGCGCTATTGGCGTTAGTTGTAACGTAAGGGTTAGCAATCATACCGTAACGTGTCTTAAAGCCAATCTTTGGCTGGAAGCTGTTAGGGTCAACTGCACGAACCATTTGTAAAGGAACGTATGGGCAGTAGAACATACCTGCGTCATATGGTGAAGTACCTTTATAACCAACAACGTAGAACTGCGATGCAGCGCCTAAGTTAGCTGAATATGGGTCGACATAAACTTTATAACGACCGTTTAAGATACCTGCAAATGTGTTACCTGTATCGTCAACATTTAAGTTGGTCGATAAAGCTGGAGCGTAATCAAGTACACCAGCCATGGAAAGAGCTGAAGCAACGTCTGCAGAACAAACGATGAAGTTACCCTTACCGCGACGGGTATCTTGACCAATGTGGTTAGCATCACGCTCGATGTTAAATAACAGACCTTTGAAGCGCTCAACAGACCAACGGCCATTTGAGTCAACATCTAAGTTAAACGTACCGGCAGTTGCTGTAGCAGGCGAACCAGCTTTAGCAACTTTGTAAATCGTACGAACAACTTCACGGTTGATTTCAAACATAATTTCCTGTGAGAGGATGTTTGAAAGCTCAGACTCAGCGTCAAGACCATGAACTGCTTTTAAGTCTTGTGCTAATTCTAATGTGTATTCTGCTTTTAAAGCACGTGTACGAGCTGTAACAGTGGTTCTATCAATAGCGAATGCCATTGAACCAAAGTTATTAGAGGAGGAATCCCCTAATGCTTCACCTTCAGCTGATGTCATACCAGCACCGGTTGTATAAGCACCGTCTACTGGGTTGTTACCAGCATGTGTGCCATTCTTTGCTGTACCTGCATACGCTGAATCGAATCCAGACGACGAGAAATCGGTGTCAGCTTCATTGTATAAAGCCTCCGATAAACCAGCATCTGTACGAACGTTACCGTATGTAGAGCGCATTGCAAAGATTAAACCTGTAGGACCTGTCATTGGCTGAACGCCGCAGATGTCATAGGCCATTAAGTTAGGCATAGCACGACGAACTAGACCAATAAGAATTGGATCGTAGCGATCGATACCGCCTGTTTCGAATGAGTTGTTAGCCGGGGCTAATTCAGACAGCATACGACGGTCTTCCATGAGAGCCTTTTCTTGGTTCTCTAGTAGGACTGCAGTTACTGCGCGCTTGTAGTTGTCTTTAATATCAGGAAGAGCATCGTGGTTAAGAACCTTGCCCCACTTTTCCTGTAAATGTTCTGATAGGTACATACCTTCTCCTTTGAAACTTATTAATAATTATCTTGTTTTTACTGATCTTGCTATAGCTGTGACATACTTACTCATAACATCGTTGCTATCAAAAGCTGCAGGGTTAGTACCGCTTTCTTCAACTAGCATTTTTTCTGGTGACTTCGGAGCAGTTTTCGGGAAATAATTCTCTTTAATTACTGCAACTTTTTCACGATATACTGCTTCAGAACCATACTCCACGCCTTCTACTAACTTCTTAAGTTTTTCAACTTCAGTATCAGCTAGATCTTTCGTGTGCTCTTCAAAAACTCTAGCAGCTTTTAGTTCTGCTAAATCTTTAGAAGAGGCGACATTTTCATTGATAGCGTCGTTTAATTTTGCTTCAAGGTCAACTGCCTTAGCTTGAAGCTCGCCTAGTACGTCATACTTTTCTTCAGGCACATCAATATAGTGTTCTTTGAAAAGTGTCTTTAAACCGTTCATGAAGTCTTCAGCAATTTCTGTCCTTAGTCCGGACTCAACTGCTAACTGGTTTTCTTCCATCCACTGTTCAACAATATAGTTTAAATAGGAATCAACTTTTTCAACAATAGTTTCCTTGTACTCAATAAATTCTTGAGCAGCTTGCTCTTCTAATTTAGAAACTACTTTATCCATCTCATGGTTAACACGAGCGATAACAGCTGCTTCAAATATTGAGGTAGCTTTATTCTTAAACTCTTCTGATAACTCTTCTCCGAAGATAGAATTTAATTGAGACTGAATATCATTGTCTTCTTCAGCAATAACCTCACCCTCTTTATCTTCTTCTTCCATGTTAGGGACTTTAGCTGATTTAGCATCACCCTTCGATTTTGGAAGTGTTGTATCCTTTGAAACTGGGG